GAGCGCCAACTCCTGTCTCAATTGCTTCAGATATTGAAACTTCTTCACCAACAGCACCTGTTGAACCTATACCTGAAATACCTGTAACAAGCAATTGAATGTTGCCATCACCAGAAATTCCGAAGCCTTCTGACTCGCCATCTCCAGAAACACCTGTTTGACCTAATTCTAATTCAGGTACTTCATTACCGATTGCACCTGTACCACCAACCCCATCTTCACCTATTTCTGTTTCAAAGGTTTCATTACCTACTGCACCTGTGCCACCAACGCCTGTCTCAGTTAATTCTAATTCAGGTACTTCAGAACCAACTGCACCTGTTCCAGTGACTCCAGTTGGATCTACATCTGTTGTGATAAAGAGAGACTCATTACCTATTGCACCTGTACCTGATGCGCCACTTACAATTGCATAATTTTCAATTAATTCAGAACCTATGGCTCCTATACTTGATACGCCACTTGGAACTGCATCATTTTGAATAATTTCAGAACCTATGGCTCCTGTACCAGATGTTCCGCTAACAGATACATCTTCATTATCAGATACATATGCATCTCCAACATTAGCCGCTCCAGATACCCCAGATACACTAAATATACGATCATGGTGTATATCAACATAACCAACTTCAGCTATAGACGGAACTCCAACAGGTGGCCTTGCCCTTGGATCTATTGTCCAATCTTGTGTAAATCCAATATAGACAACAACATTTTCTGGATCATTGTCTGGCCTACCATTAAATAGAGCAGTTGCGTCTACAACATTTTTAGCAGGAGTAAGTTGTGGGTGTTTTGGTTCCCAATCTTCAGGTGAAACACGCAAGCCATCCCAAGTCGTCTTCAGTTTGGTATACTTAACCCGAAGACCACTTCTGTCGCTTATCGCGTAGGATTTTTTTCCTCTTGCGTATTTCCCCATTAAGATAAGTTCAGCGCAGTAGGCCGAATCCTTAAACTTACACCATCATTATCTGCCGAAGATGCAATGCTAAATGCGCGTTCATACATTTCATTTAGAAGTGTAAATTTTTCATTTGCAAATTTTATTGCTAACTTACTTGCCAACCCAGCACATATGCAATCGTTCCAACGATATGGAATGTCTGCATCTTGATTAGATGCTGTAATGTCATCAAGCTGATTAACAGCCCAATAGACCATACTATATGTTGTCCTGTCAGGTATTTGCCAAATATAAATCTTTGGAGTTATTTGACTATCCAACATATACTGACTTGGCTTACCACTAGATGTTTTGTTTGGAAGTTGATTGTAATCAGCAATAGATACACGATTTATTATCTGGTCAGAAGTATCTGTGCCAGAACTGTCTCGTATCACCGCATCCATAATATCAATTGTCCCTGCTGGCAATGTGTATGGCGTAGTTTGACCATTTACCAATGTCAGAGTTTTTTGTTCTACAGACCAATAGTTAATACCTCTATTAGCCCATTCAGAAAAAAGAAGGTTAAGACTGCGCCTTGCAGACACAGCCCTATCACCAGTTTGAGTTTGGGTATCAAGACCACAACGCTCAAATGCTTCAGCAATTATTTCTTCTACATTAGGTTTAAAGGCTACAGTTCCTGATAGTGCCATTTAAGCCTCCTAGTATTGCTTAATTGCGCGCATCACTATTTGATACGCATCTCCAACTGCACCTGCACCAGTTGTTGTAAACTTAATGTCACCACTACCATTTGCACCATAATCGGCAGTGTCTGGTAAACCTCCGAATTTAGAGAAATCTTGATAACCTGATTGATTTTCATCAAGGTGCATAACTATAACGTCAGCATCAGCATCAGCTAATACCTCTACAGTCATTGCCTTAATAACCCACCAACATTCTGCAATTCTTAATCCTGTGCAAGTGTCTCCATTTGCACTTTTAGTAAGAGCAGAAACATCAATTTTACTAACGGCACTTTCGTTGCCGCCATCTACATACTGATACTGAAAAGCAAAAACTACTTCCCTAGTGTTTTCTGAAATTTTTGTTACTGTTTTAATATCCGCCATTTGCTACTCCTATAGTTGTAGGTGGGGTTTCATCCCCACCAAAAAGTTTTATGGACGAACAGGAGAGTTATACGCTTGAGCATACATAATCGTAATAACTGCAACACCAGCAGTAGTACCCGCACTACTTGTCACTGTAAGTTTAAGATCGGCAGTTCCTGTGTCAGCCCACTCACCTGTACCACCACCTTGTGTAGTTACAGTTTTAAGACCAGCAGTCGTGCCAGATGCCAATGTATTTAAGATTGTTGTTGCACCACCAACTGTATCACCAACACTCAAGTTTGTTGTTGTGTTAGCCGCAGTAGACATATCAACTTTACAATCAATAATTTTAGATTTTGCTGGAATAACCATGTTGGTTGCACCTGCCGCAATAGCTCCATTTGATAGATCCATTGTGTGCGTTTGCATCATGACAACATAACCGACATTTGCTATGTCGCTTCCAACTGTTGTGCCTGTTGTGTTTTTGATAGTACCAGCCCGCACTGGGCCTGAGAATGTAGTTGTACCCATAATAATCTCCTGTCAGGGTTAAAGTCAGTCACACCATGCGACTGTCAGGGATAAAAGTACACTACAACAGCTTTAATTAAAAAGAAAGAGGCGATCCGAAGACCGCCTTTGTTTTGTTGATTACCAATCTTTGCCATTGATTTTTACTTTGGTAGGGCGTTGAATGATAGTCTGCCTTACACCTTCTCGAACACCATGATCTTTGACTTTAGCCATACACTCAACTGCATTGCCTTTGCCCCACTCATTAGAACCTTTGTATATCACAATATTCTCGTCAGCATCGCGGCAGATGTTGATGTAGCTTGTACCCCAGTTTCCACCATCCAACTCAACAACGTGCTTAACTGTGACAGTAAAAGCCTGACGCTCTCCCACTGTGCCGACAAACTCACACTTGCCATCTCTAGTAGCCCACTCAGCCTTTTGAGCCGCACGCTTGTCAATCATCTTGACCATAGCGTTACGCATATTGTCAGTTGGCTTACCAAACTTATTAATACCTCTTTTAACGGCTGATAAAAAACCTTCACCATTTGAATCTTCAAATTCAACAAAATCAATAATTTCTTGAGCGCGATCATCAGACGCGATCCAGTTTTTACGCTTTGTATTAGCGGCATTAGCCATTCTGTAATTGCGAATACTACTGTAATAGTTAGCTTCGCCTGGGTGATTATCTATATATGCCATTTTATAATTCCTTTATTTCTCTACCTATATACAATATATAGTACACTAAATAGAGTAATGCAAGGGGGTAAGTAAAAAAAAGAGGCGATCCGAAGACCGCCTCGATTAATCAAAATAATTTGATTTATTATATTACGCGCCTTCTGATCCGAAGATACCACGCCAGTCAGTGAAACCGAAAGAATAACGCTCACGCACTTTGTAGCGCACGTTACCAGTTTCGAAATCACCTTCCATGCCTTTTTTCATAGGCGAGCGTTGGAACATTTTCAGTCCATCTGGAACATCAGTCTTGATGAAGAATGCATCCGCATCTGTTAAACGGCGCATCACATGATAACCTTGTGGTAAGTAACCACCAGATTTAATCGCGTTGATGTCGTTGTCCGCAGTACCAGTGCGAAGTTGTGATTCCAACAAACGCTCTGCAACAAAAGTGTAAGCTGTTGGGATAACCAACTGCGTACCTTGAGCGGCAATTCTAAGACCACGATCATCTTTCATATCCGCTATTTGGATAAGAATCGACTCTAGTGATGTCTCAGACAAGTCAGCCGCTGTTGCTAACGTGTTAGACTGGTTACCATTTTGCGTTGGGTGAGTTGTACTTAAAAGAGTAGTACCATCTCCACCATTTGCAGTAGTTGCGTTATTTAAAACATTTGCCGCTTTGATTTCCTTAGTGGAAGCCATTGAGCGTGCAAGTGCTTTTGTATAACGAGAAGCAATTGAGCCATACTGACCATCTTCTTCAGCTTCCTCAGTAATTGAGAACGCTAAAGCAACTGTTTCATGTTGGTAACGTGCAGTCCATTGTTGACCAGCATCATCATAAGATACTGCTGAACCTTCAGACTTTGTTGGTGCAGTACCGAAACCAGATAGAAGTACATCTTCTTCAAACGCTTTTTGTGAAGTGTTTGATGAGAAGACTGCTTCATATTCAGCAGGGTAGCTGTCATATTCGAGGCCAAACAAGGTGTTTAGACCTGGCTCAAGCATTTTAGCAAAACTTGCTCTATTCATAGCCATGATTTAAATCCTTCCTTAAATACCAGCGACATTAGTACCAAGAAGGTGTTCATTGATAGTAACCTCCATGATCGCGTTCGCACCAAAAGCATTGTCTGGTGCATCGTAAAGCGCAAGGATCTTGCAAGAAGCTATTCCTGCCGCCATTGTGCCACTTAGTTCAAATCCAGATTGACCTGTTAAAGTCGAACCTGCCCCTGCAACAACATCACAGCAATTCATGATATTTGTTTGTGCAGGAGTTCCAGCAGACTGTGCTTTAAACACTGTGTACGGATCATCATATACATAAGCAATGATGTCAGTAGCAACTGTGCCTGAAGGCCAATACTCACTGTAAACATATGATCCATCTGCGGCTGTATATGAACAGCCATCGAATACACCAATGTTGTTGGTTTCTGTTGCAGTATGAGGAGTAATAGTACCAGCCGCAACAACAATAACCAAATCACCTTTGAAGATGTTTTCTGCAAGTCCACTTGCAATAGTATATTTGTTGGTGCGAGGCGCATTACCGCTCATGTGACGAATCGGGACAAACCCGAATGCGGCGTCTACATTTGCCATTTTTTCGCTCCTATAGCGTTAGAGTTAATCGCTCATGGCAGAAAGATTTCTACCGCGACTTGAGGAAGACTTCCGTTCTTGATAGATTGGTTGTCCGTTACGTCGTCCTAAAGCATCTAGATCACTAGCAATTGATTCATTTTGCTCACCATTCTTACTAGAATAGTATTCTTTCATTGATCTATGCCGTTCTTCTGGCATTTCACAAAGCAACATTCCTTCAATTCCTACACAACCTGCCCACTGTCCGTGATTGATAGTCGGAAACAACTTACTCTTCACAGTCTCAGCTTTGCGTGCTTCCCATCCTTCACGCATACGTTTGTATACGTTGTCTGGCGTATCCTTCCCTTGAATCGAGGTAGCTACCCACCTTTGGACGAAACCTGGACGAGCTTCGGGTGCATCCAAAAGTGCTGGGGGTTTCCATGAGGTTTCTTGACGAGCTTGCTCATCCCTCACAGAGTTTCGAGTTTCGTCTGCGCGCACATTTCTATTCTCAGTCATTATCTGGCTCCTTTTTGACGCCGTATTTCAGCTTCATATTGTTTAAGACCTTTTTCATCAGTGATTCCAAGTTCTCTAGCCATTTTGAGTTGTTCTTGCGACATTCTCACTCTATTGCCCTTGTAGTTTGACGAACCGCCTGTAGTTGGGGCGACTGGGGGTCTACTTTTTGCTCGTGGTCTACTTGGACTTGATCCCGAAGATAACTCAGGAAAGACTTTTTGTAAACGACTATCTAAATGATCATAATAATCGTCAGAATTTTTATCATAACCTTCTAAATCAAGTTGCACGTCGATTGCACGAGCCGCCGCAGTTTCACGTTCAAAGCCAGCGGCATTAAACCAATTATTTTTTTGCCACCACGACATAGCTTTTTGTGGAGCTGGGTTTTGCACAGCTTGTTGTGCGCGCCCAACTGTTGGAGATACAGCACGTTGCTGTTGTTGTTGCTTTTGCATCTCTGCAATTCGCATAGCCGCTCTCATATCAGCCATTTGCTCTTGGAAGTTTACTTGAGCTTCTGTGTCACCTTCCTCCACAGCCTTGTGTAAAGCCTGTTTAGTTTGGCTGTAGCGATCATTGAACAGTTGCTCTGCGGATTGCTGAGAGCCTTGCTCTAGTCGCTCTAGTCGTTTCTGAAGCTGTGCATTTTGCTCTTGTATCTGTCGAGACTGTATTTCAGCGTCTCTACGTTGACTGACAAGTTTTTGAATACGCTTCTGGACTTTCGGCCCATAGTCGTCTTCTTCTTGTTCTGGCTTTGCTTGTTGCTTTTCTTCTGCAACATCCTTTGCCTCTTCAGCCGCCTCTTGGACTGGATCTTCTACGACTTCGATTTCAAAATCTTCAGAGCTTCCTTTAGCTCTTTTGATCTCGTCTTCGATTTCTTTCATTACATTGCTTTCTACCATTTGGTTCACCCCACATACGCGGCGACTTCAACACCTTCTGGCAAAATCGATGTTATTTCATCATCATTTAGCAGAAGGAACTTAACGCCTTTTACAACAAGTTTCTGACCAGCATATTTTCCATAGGTTATGCGATCTCCGACCTTTGGACTTACATCGGCACGCCATCGCTTGCCAGTGTCTCTGTCCCGATACGCTAAATCACCCAAGGCGCAAACTGTGCCATGAGCAGTAAGGTATTCTTCATTGTCTTGTGATATTGTTGGCAGATGTAAGCCACCTGCTGTTTTAGTTTTAACCTGATTAGGTTGAACCAAGACCTTCCAATTTAAAGGTATCGGCAGTTGCTTTGAACTGATCTCTGATTCAGTTTCTTCGTCTTTATATATTCTGTCATGTTGATGAGACACGTTATACATCCTCTTCGTTTATATTTTTAATCGTTTCGAGGATAATATCTGACGCTTGCATTAAGCCTTCAGATATACCCACGTTCTTCTGATATGAATTGAAATCGGAAATCCGACCTTCAACCATACTTTTAGCTATTTCTAGCTTCTCCTTCTCCAGATTTTTTCGGATCTGTTGGAGCAGATCGCTGACTGTCATTCTTGACACCTCCTGTCATGGAGACACCTGTAACATGAACAGTTACGTCTTTACTTTCTGAAGCCATTAATATCTCCCTTTTGATTTGGCCTTCTTCTTCTTTACTGTTTTTTTCTTTGTTTTAACAGCTTTCTTTTTTCCGTACTTCATTTTACTTCCTCCAGTCATTAACTTTCCAAAACTTGCGCGGTTCATCTGTACATTGATCCTGACTTAAAACTAAGTTTACTTTTTAAATTACCTAAAAACCTAATAACAGGTGGGGCGGCTTTTGATAATCCTAAACCAAATCCAGCACCCAATACAGCATTAGTTGCACCTTCAGACAAACGCTCATCAGGTTCGCCTATTCCATATCCATGAATAAATCCACCTAAAGCTCCAACTCCAGTTGGCCCTACTTTTTGTAAAGTTTTTGCAACTAATCCAGTTAAAGCGGCAGGAACTGAGACAGGAGCAGACATAAACATTCCAGCGGCTACTGGCGCAAATCCTGCTACATCCATTGCTATTGCTTTTTTTGGATTTTCGTTTTCATATCTATTAGCACTTTCTACAGCACTTCTTCTAGCTTGCTCAAACTCTTCTCCGCTTATTTGACCAGTTTTAAATAAGGCTTCCAATTCATCTCCAAAACCAAACAAAAAACTTTGTCCAGCATATCGTGCCGCGCCACCAGAATTTTCTGGAATATTATCTATAAATTGTTCATCAGCCATTACACGCTCCCACCTGACAACTCACGCGCCAGTATCTTTAA